GGCATCTATAAGACCTTAAGCGAATTTAGTTTGGGATGCGAGTACGGTATAAGTTGCTGATGCTGTCTTAATAATGACAAATGTGTAGGAATCTATAGAACTTGCATTACCACTAGTCGGAGCTGTTCCGCCTTGCCATTTTGGTGTTACTGATGTTCCATCAATAGTAAATGCGCTTGGGTAATAAGCAGTTGTAGTGTTTGTAGTAATTAAAGTGCAAGACAAAGAATCATTAGTAGCCATAGCACTATTCAAAGAAGTGCCACTTGAAAACGCAAAGTTCAATGTCCAGTTATTAGCATTATTAGCCGTAATGTATTGAACCGCACCAGAGTTAATATAAAAGTTTGTTGTAGCTGTAGGAGCAGTTCCAGATACAGAAGCTGGCTCAATGATGTTAGTTTCTTTTAAGGAGGCAGTAGAAGACGTGCCGTTAAAGGTTTGAGTCGCAGTAAAGGTCGTAGCAGTACTTGGAGCTACATAATCAGTACCAGCTGTGGCGGCAGATAACACGCCTGTAGTACCTTTAATAACACCATTTAGAGTACCTACGGTTAAACCAGACAAGTAGTTAGTTGCATCTACGATGTCTGTACCAGCACTATTCATTACTAAAATAGCTTTTTTGCCGTTTGGTACGGAAACACCAGTCTGACCACTAACTAGAACGGTAACTGCAAAACCGCCAGTAGTATTGTTATAAATGAAATAAAGCTTTTTATTAGTTGGAACAATCAATTGACGACCAGCAGTCATTGCACCAGTACACTCAATAAACATATTCCGTGCAACACCTGTCGCACCATTAGGAATAGTAATCGTCTGGTTTGAGTCAGCCATTGCTTGAGTAACTACACCGCTTACCGCTTGTTCAAGTAAAGTTCCAAGGTTGGTATTGGTCGTAGCTCCCCATGTACCTGACTGATCGCCAGTACCAATAAGTTCTAGGGCTAGGTTGGTTGAGTATGTAGATGCCATAATAAATCCTATATTAAGATGATGCTATTTGCGTCCAATTAGGCGTTGAACTACTATCAATTGCTGCCCAAGGTATGCTGTAAGTAATTGTATCTACTGCAGTTACAGACTCCGTAAGCGGTTGATTCATAGAAGAAAGAGTTGTCATAGATTCCGCTGCTGTGACTGTTTCTGTTATTGCTGGATACCAGTTGCCATTACCTACGTTAGTTTCTAATGGAGAAACAGTTTCTGTTACCGCTAAAGCCATTGTTAATCCATACACCTGTGTATCGGTTGGTTGAGTCGAAGTACCCCAAACGCCTTGACCCCAAGTGCCAGCACCCCAGCCCGCAAGGGCTTCAGTAAGGGAGACGTTATATGTTGCCATCTTAGCAAGAAGCGGTATAAGTTACGTTTAAAGTATCGCCAGAAAGGATTGAGCGATTACCAGTACTAAAGTTACCTGCTGAATATAAAGTTCCCGATGTACCAGACTTAGTACTGTTACTAACTAAAAATGCACCAGCCACAGTAGCCGTAGCATTAACGTTAAATGTAGCAGCGGCAGCAGCAATAGAACTTGTAGCAGTTGCAGTAAAAGTAGCGGCAGGGCGAGTAGCATTGCTATACGGAACAGTTTCAGACCAACCAGCGTGGGAAGCCATTGTGTCAGCTACACTATAAGTAGGGGTAGAAGCCCCGTCTACTAGACCTAAATACCAAGTTGTAATAGGTGTAGTGCCAGCAAACATAGCATTTAACAAAAGGGCTTTACCTACTGTTACAACAGTATTATCAAAAGTATCTGTCCATTTAATTTGACCATCTGCGTTTAAACAGGTGACCGTATAAACGCCAGTAGCGTTAGCAGACTCTTGAATCTGATTGCCACATATCAGGGATGCACCAGAATTATCGGTTGCGTTAATTTTTTCAGATTGCATGACTGCTCCTAGCTAAATCGAATAATGGCTGAAGTAGCATCAGCCGTTGGAAAAGTAATTGTAAAAGTACCAGCTGTTGTTTTATCGTTGCCAAAATCCAACACCGCAACTGCAGCATTTGTAGTGCTATTATAAATTAAAGCACCCCTACAGGTAAAGGAAGCGCTAGTCCAAGTTACTGGGTCAAAGGAAACATAAGCGGTCTGCCCTGATGAGGCTGGCACTATCGGGGTTAAGGTTTGCCCACCTGCCGTATAGCCCGCACCAGAGATTTCATTAGAAGTCGTATATATAGTCGTTGAATATGATAGATCCGCAGAAGCCGTATATAGGGCAATTTTATAAACATAAGATGTCCCAGAGGCGAAGTTTTCTAACCCGCTTAAACAGTTTTGCTTAAATACCGTGCATTGTCCTTGTTGGATTGTCATGCTACCACGTTCCCTTTAAGATTGGTATTAAGTTTAGTCTGACCATCACGGTATGCATCGCCACGCTCTAAACCATTGCCCAAGCGTTGTAATAGGGCTAGTGCCTCTGTATAGCGGTCTTTATGGTAAGTAATAACATCTGGATCTGATTTCATAAATGCGTCCGCTTCCAACAAAGAACCATATAAAAGGACGGATTCAAAGTTGTCGCCAAGCCATGTTTGACCAGTAGAAACAGTAGTAATTGACTCTGGATAGTAGAAATAGTGCAGTTCTACGTTATAAGAGGCATCAGGAGTAGGACCTACAATAAAAGATAATTCATTAATAGCGGATGTATCAGGTCCAAATAGGGCGTAATAAGCTGGTGTGCCTGTATCTGTAGGGGTTGGGTATGCTTCACGAATGAAGTTTACGTCCTTGTTTAACAGATATGTGTAACTAGTATCTGGGTTAATTACCGCCATAGAGTACGTGGCTAGGAAGTCTGTTGGACAAGCCAAATACTTATTACTAGCGGTAAGAGTACCAATTACGTTCTTGCGTAATGAAGGTAACTGAACCGTGTTGTATATACGCTGTTCTGCGTTGTAAACAAAAACAGGTATATTGTCTACAAAACCACCAGTAGAGGTATCGTAGTTTTCAGAATAGGCTTCAATAGCCGCAACAAGTTCAGTATATGTCATTAGGGTTAACCCTTAAGCCATTGGTCCACGAGACTTAATACCTTTGGTAGCTGCGCCATAACCACGCATAGTTACGCCATCAGTCTTTTCTCTAGCCATACCGTAACTAACGCCATTAGGTACTGGGTCTTTAAGGTCAACGTCTTTAGCAGCCTTAGTATTAGCGTATACACCAGCTTTCATAGGAGCCATACCAGCTTCTACGGAAGCGCCATTAGCCTTATAAACAGACGCATCTTTGTTTTCTTTAGCGTGACCTAAAGGCATTGGTGAACTATTTTTAGTAGTTGCTTTTGGAAAATCATTCTTAGCCATATTAACGACCTCTTTGGTTAGCTGCACGAGCCATATTTTTGCCCATAGCTTTCATGTTCTTGTTTAAGGAACTTTTGTTAGATTTTGGACCATTGTCAATGACTTTTTTGCCATCATTAGGCATTACTTGAACCTGTGTTTTACCTCTGCTGGCTACGCCATCTGCTGCTTTTTTGTATCCCATGATTTACTCCTATGTTGATATTGTTACTGTACCTGTTTGCCCTATTGCAATCAAGTAGTTAGGCGTTAAAACCGTGTCAAAACTACTTGCCCCGCCAACAGGATTCCAGCCCCATTGGAAAACTCTACTACCACCTTCTTGATACCCTACCTCAGATACGCTAGTACCAGTACCATTTGAGGTCTGTAATCCACTTACTCCAGAAGCCTTATAGCTGGTATCTGGTCTTGGTTCACGAACCGCCTGTGGGTCATCTACTGGATACATACCCAAAGATAACTGTGGTTGGTCTGGTTCCCAGCACTCAGGACAAACTTTAATGTTTTTAATTTGCTGCTTAACAACAAGCTTTCTAAGCTCTTTTAACTTAAATCTTTGACCACACCGATCACATTCAGCAATCGCAAACTTACCACTACTAAACTTATTAGGCATAGAAAGTAGTCCTTGGCACAAATCTAGACGGAGCTTTCTCCCTATCTTCTGTAGATGCCATTAACCATTGCTCTTCGTATTCTTGTTTTAAAAACTGTGTTCTTGTTTGTCCTTCTGGAATTTTTTGAGACAAATAAAAAGCCAATCCAGCCACCATACAAGGCAATAGACGGAAAGGTATATCTTGTTCTGTTGCGCCGTTTCCAGCGTCTTGTATGCGTCTTAAACGCCAGTAAATAAAGGTGTATGGAGCACCGCCAGCATCAGGGGTGGGCCAAATATTAATAGAACTTAAATTTTGAACAGATACAGCCGCACTAATTGAATGCGCCGCAGCAGTTGTTCCGTTCTGCCCACGATAACAATTAGTAAGGGTATTATCTACCACGTTTGCATAGCCGATAGTCTCTGAACCAATTTTAATAAATCCACCACTAGCCAGCTTACTTGCATCACTTACAGTAATAGAGGTATCAGTAGCGCTAATACCAGCTGATAGGGTTACAGTAGTAGTGTTGATTTGAGCTGATTGGCGGTTAATCCACACTTGGATAGGACGACCAGTAGTCAGTTTATTAGGAATGGTGGCGTAAGTAGGCTCAGAAATGCGGCTAATATTAATGTCAACTTGGTTACTAGCAGAACCATTATTCTGTCTAATAACAGAATCTAACAAGTCAATGGTATCGCTATCAATAGGATATAAACCTTGACCAGTAACTAAATTTATTTGACCCTGTTCAACAGTCCAGAGATTAAGACCTCTATTAGCCCACTCAATAGTAAGCAAGTTAAGACTTCTGCGGGCTGTTTTTAAATCATATCCAGAACGTAACTGCGAACCACAACGCTCAAAAGCCTCTTCTACGAGGTTATTGAGATCTAAATTAAACGTTGTGATGCCAGAAGTGGACATTATTAGTCTTCTGTGTGTGTAAACTGCTCATGTGGTTCATCAGCCATAAACGCTGCAACGGCTGCTGGTTCTTCAACAATCTCTTCAACTACAGGTGTAGATGAAGCAAATTGAGCATTAAACTGTTCGTTTAGCGTTTCTAAGAATGATGCATGACCTGCCGTTGCGTTTAATATAGACAATACTGTTTCTGCAGTTTTGTCTTCCAATGTAAAAGTAATCATTTTCTACTCGCTTTCATATTATCTATAAGATTTGGGTAAGGTCTGCCAGCAGCTTTAGCGGATGCTTTTGCCGCTGCTTTTTTAGCAGAACTCATTTTTTTAGGTTTGCCTAATGACTTTGGACGTGGTTTATCCCAAACTTCTCCGCCTTTTGCAAATTGGGTAAAGTCCGTATCATCTTTGCGGGCTTTCTTCTTAGGTGAGGGCATTTTGGATGGCTCTATTGCACCCATTCCACGAGAGGGCATCATAAATATTTACCTCTGGTTTTGCCTTTCATAGCGCAACCGTCAGCACGTCTGGATGCAGAAGATACTGATCCACCACGTTTAAACATACCAGATCCGCCATCATCAACCATATCTGCTGATTGTCTCTTTACTGGAATCTTTTTGCCAGACTTATTAGTTGCTTCTTTAACACCCATTCCTTCGGTTGACTTACCAAAGTTTGGTTTTCCCTGTTTAACAGGAATATCTTTGCCTTGAACGGATACATTTCTGGTTGGCTTTAAAACATCTAATGACTCAGATGGGTTAAATCCCTCCTCAGACTTACGTGCAACGTTTTTAGCAGCAGTATTAGCAGCTGCGGTTTCAACACGTTTTGCGCCCATACTAGCCACTTTTTTAAACATACCTTTTAACAAACCGCCTGGCGTAACATAGTCTTCTGGATGAACTGACTCAAGCGCTTGTGACTTGGTTAACTTCTCCATACGTGCTTTTTCAGCATCCATATCAACTGCTGGCTTTGTAGGTGGAGCAACGGTTTGAGAGACTTTAGAAGTGCTTTTAGCCGCTGAACGAGTTACGGGTGCGCCAATATCACGAGATTCTTCACTAGCGCCTTCTACGTACTTCATAGCTCTGCTACGAGTATCATTGTCAATGCTAGGAACTGGATTCTCTGGGTCTACTGTAGAGTACCCACCCTCACCAAACTTACGCATTTTCTTTTTCATTACATTTTCCCGCCGCCGCACATAGAGATAAATGCACCTTTAGTTTTACCTTTGGTGGCGCAACCGTCCGCACGGCTAGAAGCTGAACCGCCTTTAGCTAACTTTAAAGTTGTGCCTTTACCGCCTTTATGCTCTTGCATATCATGCTGTTTAAACGCTTTTTTAATCATGGCAGTATCTTGCTTCTTATCCATTGCCATGTCTTCTTTCATATCGCTTTTCATCATTCCACCCTTTTTAAAAGTTTTGCCTTTATCGGCAGCAGCAAAGTCTTGACCTACGGATTGTGGAACTCCTGCTTTTTTAGCCATTTTTGGGCTATGGGCAATCATTTCCATAAAATTGTGTTGTTTTTTAGAGACACTTGGCATTATTTATTTCCTAATAAGTTCG